ATACCACGCGCGATAGACTTCCCACGTCCCCTCGGCCACCATCCACGGCGGAATCGGCGTCAGGCCGACCGTCTCCACCAGTTTGCTGACCATCGAGTTGTAGCCCTGGTTACTATCGCGCGCCGGCCGCACCATACCTTCGGCCCGCCGCTCCTGATCGTAGGGATGGAGCTCCTCGCCGAGGACCTTCACGATCGGAATATCCGGCCCGCCCCAGTCGGTCTCATCGAGTTTCTGCACGCCGTCGATCTTCGCCCACTGGATCTGCTTCTCGGTGACCTTGCGCGTCTCGATCGGGTCGGGCGCGTCGTCGGGCAGTTCGTCCTGCCACGCGAGCGTATCGTCCGGCATCGTGCAGAGGGTGCGCGTCTTTCGCTCGGTATACCAGTAATCCACGACGCGCACGCTCTTGGTGAGTTCGTTGGTGTCCGAGAACCACCCCGGCGCCTCGTCGCCGAGCGCCCGCCACTCCATGTCGGAGGCTGCCGCGGCCCGTGCGACGCGGTTCTTTCCAAACTCCGCTTCGTATTGCGCGATCGGCATGTCGATCCCGACGAATCCCCACTCGGCATCGCTGCCGTCGGGCTGTTCATGCGCGGGGTCAAGCGAGACACTCGCCTGGTTGTAATAGCGGTGAATGTAGACCTCTTGGTCGCGCGATTTTCCCGGCAGATACCGCGTCATCACGCCGTAATAGCCGCGGCCGGCAATCGCGGCGCGTGACGCGGCCCATAACCGTGCGTCGGTCGCCTCCGGCGCGCGTTGAATCCCGCGGACCAGGCCTTCACGCACATCAATCTCGCGGTCGCGGTCGGCATTCGGCGTCGCGAGCGGGCCGAAATCATCCGCGGCGGCAATCGTGACCGTAAACTCCGCGCCCTCTTCCATGTTGAGGACTTGTCGAACCGGCTCCCTCACCTTATTGATGGTTAAAGTGGGCCTCTCCGGTGTTGGCGGCAGATTCCCGAGCGCCTGCTGCCCCTGGCGCTGCATTTTCGCTTCGGGACTCCACTGGTCGCCGCTATAGAAGCGCAAATCATCGAGCTCGCGCTTACGTTGCTCCTGATCCGCATCTTCGGCCTGCTTGAAGCGGTCGCGCGCCAGTTTGATGAAGTCGTCGTCGGCTTTACTCATCGTCCACCCACCAACCAGCGGAGGCGCTGCCATAGGGAGAGGTCTTTCGGGAGTAGCCCGCGCTGCACGGTCTGCATCGTGGCGAGGTGATCGTCGTGAATCACGACCATGCCCTCGAGAATGACGACGCGCGTCTCGAGGCGCCGCAGTTCTTCGGCGCACTGCTGCCAGATCGTCGTGAGCTCTTCGCGGATATGCGGGCTGTGCCGCTCGAGCGCCGTCAGTCGTTCATCGACGCTCTCGATGCGCGCGGTGCTCGCGTTGAGATTCGGCAGGATCTGGTGATTGATCGCGTTGGTCTGCGCGTCGATGATGTCGATCGCGTCGGCGCCGACGGTGCGCCGCACCTCACGTCGCAGCGCGCGGGCGGCGCGGCCGTTCATGCGATGCTGTGCCTACGCGCGGCGCGTGCCGCGGCGTGATCCGTCGCGAGCGTGTGCTGCATCGCTCGGCGATGCGCCGTTATCGCCACGGCCATCGATGGCGTGGTCGTCGCGGTCACGACAAAGCCACACGTCTCGCATTGATATTGCTGGATCGGGCTCGCTCGGTGAATGCGAGTGAGGCGCTCGCACTCATCCAACTGATTCGTATCCCTGTTCATCCGCGCTTCGCTTTCAGTCGCGCGGCGTAGCTGCTGACATGTTCGGGCTTGCCCTTCTCACTGCCCACTGCGAATTCTCGCAGCTTCGCTTTCGGCATCGACTCGCGGAGTTTCTCCGCTTTCGGAAACGTCGCACCGTGTTCGGCGGCTTGGAACAGACGCTGCTGACTGCGAGATTTCGCCGGCATTAGTGGGCCTCCGCACGCCACTCGTCGGCGTTCATGTGCAGCCCTTGGTGCCCCTCGACCATCACGCAGCGCCCGCCCATCACCACCGCGTCACACTGCGGCACCGGCGTCACCGCAGACGGCGCTGATGGCACCGACGTCAGGCCGCCCCACATCGGCGACTCGAGCGGCGGTGCCACGCGCGCGAGTTCGTCCAGCCGCGCATCAATCTCGCGAATGTCCATCGCGGCATCGGCCACGCCGTGCTGATCGCCGGCCTCCAGCTTCATCCGCGCATACGCCACTAACTGCGCCTTCTGCTGCTCGAGCGCCGCGCGTCGGTCCTCACTCATACAGACTCCCAGTGTGGCCGCATTCTACACCCGCCTCATGCATATGCTTAGTGCTAGACTCAGCGCATGAGCACCCTCTTAGCCGACCTCGTTCGCCGACAAACCTCCACCTCGCTTCTCGGCGTCTTCAGCCGCACCGTCGATAAAGTGGCCGAGGATCTGGCGCAGGAGCTCCTGCGCGATCCAGCGTTCCGCGACGACCTGCGCGAGCTGATTCGCGCGGCATTCACCCAGACGCTCCGCGACCTCCGCGAGCCGGCGCCGCCCGATCCCCTGGAGGCGCGACGGCGCGAGATCGACACCGCCATCCAAGAGGCGCGCGAGCGGGCGCCGAAGCCACGACCACCGCTGGCGACGAACGAGGAGCCGACGCCATGAAGCGCCCCTACTCCAAGCAATTCACGGCGGCGCGCAATCCGCGCCGCTATCTGCTCTCGGGCATCCCGCCCGACCTCTGGGCCACCGCGCGCGCGCAGGCACGACGCGAGGGCGTCGCCATGCGCTCCCTGATTCTCTCGCTGCTCACCGACTGGCTGAAAGGACGGACGGCATGAGTTTACGACTCGCGGGCCTCGATACCCGGATCGCCGTGCTGACGTGGATAATCGGCGCCCTGGTGGCCGCGAATGTCACCGTGCTGTTCAAGATCTGGAAGTTGGTCTAAGGCTGAAAGGACAGAACGGCATGAACGACCATGAACCTTTCGCGCAGACCTGGCTCGGCATCGCCCTGCAACTCCTGACGGGCGCCTGGCTGATCGGGATGGGAGTCTACCTGTGGTTGCAGCGATAGCGGCGGCCTGTGCCGTCATCTTCGGTATCACGACGTGGCTCGTGGCGCTGCTCAACATCCGCGAGAAGCTCTGGCCGAAACCGCCGAAACCGCATCCCCTCGAGGCCTCACTGCGAGACGTCGCGACCGCCGTGCGCGAGTTGCGCCAGCGCTGAGTCCTCACGCCTGCCAGGACGCCGCCGGTAACCACCGCCCCGCCGTCGTCTGGTCCCCCCGCGGCGCCACCGGCATCGCAAATGTCAACGCCAACGCATCGGCATCGTCCGGCGACGCCACCCCCCGCTTCCCCATCGACTCCTTCGACTCGAGCACCAACTTGTTATTGCGCAAGTGAAAGCCCGGGCCCGCCAGGTCCAACGCTAACCGCCCCTTCGCGTCCATCCCCCGCGTATCAATCGCCCCCCGCGTCAACCACTCCTTCATCCGCCGCCACATCGTCGCCCGTAAATTCCCGTCGCCCTTCTCAATCGTCGGCCCGCCGAAATTCACCTCGAACACTTGCGTGAATCCCAACCCGCGCAACCGCACGACGACCGCGGCGCCAAACGCGCTGTCGATAAACACCGCGTCCGGCGCGTGCGTCCGGATCGCCTCGACCAGCGTCGCCACCACCAACGCCCGGTCATCCGCCGCCGTCTGCGCCCCGCTCAACCGGATCGCCGGCACCGACCGCGCATCTAACCCCCGCCGAAACCGCCCGACCGTCCACGCCGACCCGCCGCCGCTCACATCAAGGCCCAGAATCAACGGCTCGCCGGCCAACGGCTGCACCGGATTCGTCTGCGCCGCCGCAATCCGCCCGCTGTCAATGAACTGCGTCTCGTCCGCCCGCGGCGGCACCCCCCGCACATGCACCCGAAAAAAATCCTCGTCCTCGTCCCCCCCCGCATCTTCCAACCACTCCGCAATGAACGCCGGATTCGGCATCCGACACGTCCGCGCATCCACCACCCGCGTCGTCCACCGGTCCCGCCCCGCCCCAAACACCGCCCGCCACGCATACCCCGTCGTCCGCGTCGGATTGAAAAACATGAACATCATCGGTTCGCCATCCGTCAACCCGCCCTCGGCGGCCTTGAAAATGGCGTCGTCAATCCCGGAGGCCTCATCGAAAATCATGAAGCTGGTCGACGTCGCGTTATGCTGGCCCTGAAACGCTTCGCTGTTCTCCGGCGCGCACGACGCCGGCGTCACCTTCCACGACTCGCGATACCCCTTGCGGTAGAGCACCTGCGAATTAATCTCAAACCAGTGGCCGGTAATGCACCGCTGCGTCCACGTCCGAATCGCCGCCCAGGTTTTTTCGGAGAGTTGATCGTTCGTATTCGCGGTGACGGTGCCAATGGCGCCGCGCCGCGTCGACATAATCCAATCCACGAGCCACGCCGTCATCGCCCCCTTCCCGACCCCCCGCCCGCTACTCACCGCCACCCGAATCGGTAACACCGCCGTGTGCCCGTCAAACCGCCGCGCCCGCACCTGCCGCCCAATCTCCTCCAGCAACTCCGCCTGCCACGCATCCGGCCCCCGATACGCCTCCAGCACCCCAGGCCGCCCCCACGGATACGCCCGCCGCACAAACCCCAACGGATCCCCCGCCACTGCCGCCATCGCCTCGTGCAGCTCCCGCTCGACGTCCCGCCCCACCGCCTCCATCACCCCTCCACCTCGCTCAGCCCAGATGAGCGTCCGCCCTCCTCCTCCCCCTCGTCCTCAACCTCAGCCGTTTCAACGCGCTCTAACAGCACGCACAGCATCGACGTCCACCCGATAGGCCTGAGAGCCTCCTGCGCGACCCGCGTCGCCCGCGCGACACATGTCGCCGCCCGCCCACCCGCAACCACCCCCCTGTGCGTCACCGGCGCCCGCGTCTCAAACTCAAACGTCACCGCATACTGACACCGCATCTCCGCCTCCTGTCCACTGATGAGCTTCTTCCCAGGCACGCACCGCGCCGACAGCAGTGGAATCTGCGGATGAGCTTCAGCCCACAGACGCGCCGCGGTGCGCGTGGGGGAAGGACCCAGACCGATTTCGACGCGCTCGAGGGTCCCAGCCCCCCCCCGCCGGCCGGGGGTCGTTTGTGCCAGGCCTCCCCTCTGTGCGGGCCGCGGGAGATGGCACGATTGATGCCCACAATTCCTTTATTTCCTTTAGAATCAACGACTTGCAGGTTAACATAATCCAACATATCAGACCCAGTCGTTATCGGCCTGATTCCACCGCGACTATTCGACCCGATCCACCTCTTCCACAACATCTTGTGGTGTCTCGAGTTGTGCTTGGGCGAGGCGATTCGCCACCTTCCAGCTGTCCAACCGCGCCAGGAGCTCTTCGCTGTTGTGCACGATGATTTCCTGCTCCTGCTCCTTCGGTTTGTCGATCGCGCGGTTCATCAAGTCCGTGAAGGCCGCTGTTGACGGGTCTTTCTCCCAGACTTCGACGCCGATCGCGCCGGCCGCGAGCTCCTCAGGCCCAATCCGCCTGAATTTACCGCTCTCATCGCGCGCCACGAGGTATTTCAGGCCTTTCGCCTGCGCGACCTGGGCCTCAATCATCGGGGCTAAGTGCGGCGTAATCAGGGCGCGCACGGCTTCACGCATCGCCCGCTTCGCGGGCGGGTTATTGTTGGGCTTCGGAATGCCTAATTGGTCCCACGGGATCGTCTCAAGGAGCGCGTCGGGCATGGCTGGACCCTCCTTTCTGCTGGTGTTGGCGTGGTGCTGTCACCACCTGTTACAACCTTCACGTTGAAAACCACGCAAAAACAGGCCTAGTTACTACTGTTACCGTGTTACTGCCTATTTCCGTGGAGATACGAGCGGGCGGGCGCGTGTGTATGTATATGAAATAGGTAGTAACAGAGGTAACAGAGGTAACAGGTGCGATGTTCATTGGGGAAAAATTGTTACCACCTAGAGGTGTGAGGTAGTAACAGTGGTAACAGTGGGGGTCAGGAGCCAGCGACGTTGGACGGGGAGGTGCGGCGCGAGTCGGACGACGCAGCGGGCGAAGCCGTGGAGGCGGAGGATGCGGGCGGCGCGCAT